GCCCTCTTCGCCCACCAACTCACCGCTGCGACGATGATCCGAGAGCGTCACCAACTGGCTGCGTTCCTGAACATGGGCCTGGGCAAGACGGCTGCGACTCTCACCGCCCTGTTGGACCTCGGGATGCCGCGTACCCTCGTTGTCGCGCCGGCCCAGGTCACAAACCTAGGCGTCTGGGAGCGCGAGGCCGGTGCGTGGGAGCACCTGGCGGGGCTCAGGCTCTCTCCGCTTACGCACGGAGTGGAGGGCCGGCGCCTGGCCCTGGCGACCGCTTCGGAGATCGAGGTGGTCTCCTACAACAACTTCGCTTGGCTGTGTGATGCAGTTGATCTAGAAGCTCGCTACCAGGCGATCGTATTTGACGAGCTGAGCAAGATGAAGACCCCGGGCGCTACGTGGTTCAAACGGATGAGAACCCGCAGCGGGAAGATTCCGATTCGAGTCGGGCTCACCGGATCACCGCTGGGAAACCACCTGAAGGATATCTGGGGTGAGCTGTACGCTGTGGCGGGCGACAAGCCGCTAGGGTCTTCGATGATCAGGTTCTTAATGACCTACTTCACCGCAATCCCCATCGGTGAACACGTATCGATGTGGACCCCCAACTTCGGGGCGGCAGAACTGATCTTCGAAAGAATCCGCCCTTGGGCTTTCTCCCTTGACTCCTCTGCGGTTCGGCTCCCAGAAGTTATCCCCAACCCCGTCTTTGTCGAGCTGCCGAGGAACGTTCGGGCGATGGGGGATGAAATGGCCCATGAGCTGAAGACGAAGCTAGCCAGCGGTGTCGAGCTGATTACGATTAGCTCCGGGGTGCGTGCCCAAAAATGGCGGCAGATGGCCGGTGGAGCCGTCTACGTTGATGGAGGGGAGTGGGAGGCAGTCCACGACGGCAAGTTGGACGCTCTAGGGCTAGCCTTGGACGAGCTGCAAGGAGAGCCGGCCCTGATTGGCTACTGGTACCGGCATGAACGGGAGCGTATCCTAGACCGGTTCCCCCAAGCCAAGGAGCTGGACGAAGATTCGATGGAGGAATGGAACGCCGGGAAGATCGAGATGCTTCTGATCCATCCAGCAAGCGCGGGACATGGACTGAACCTCCAACACGGAGGGCACAACCTGATCTGGTTCACTCTGCCGTGGAGCTGGGAGTTGTACACCCAAACCTGCGGTCGGCTGGCGAGGCCAGGGCAGAAGAGCGGGTTTGTAGTGTCAACAGCGTTGTGCGCAGGATCAGCAGACGCAGCGGTGCTCCAAGCGTTACATGAAAAGAGTGTGGGGGAGTCAAACCTGATGTCAACTGTGAGGATCACATGACGTTCTGGACGGTGTTGATGCTCGATGTGGTGGTGGATCTGTTGATGATCGGTCTGTTCGTGACGATCTACAAACCCCGAGCGAGAAGGGGAAGCCGTGACGAATAGCCCGGAGCGCGAACCCGAACCCGCACCGGAGGAGCCCACGCCATGACGCTGAGAGAGAAGATCGTGGAAGCCGTAGCGCTGTTGCAGCAGGCGGAGGAGGCCCTGACGTGGGCGCTTCCCAGGTCTCCAGAGGCCGCGGCCTCGATGGTCCGAGAGTCAGCACCGTGGCGCGCCCGTTCCCGGGCCGTCCGCGCCGCGCTGGCAGAGGAGGACGCTCCCGCCTCCCCGCCGCGCTCTGAGCCCCCGGAGCCGGTCCGGATGCCTCGGATGCCGGACGGGCGAGTGATCGTCAGCACCGACCCGCTCACGGTCGAGCAGGGGCCGCGCTCTGAGCCCAGCCGAGCGTGCTCGACTTGTGCTCACGAAGAACAGGACGACGAGGCGCCTCCCTGCCGGACGTGCCGCCCCAGCGAAGGCGACGCTCACGGATGGAAGCCCCGCGCCCCCGCCGCAGAGGTGAGCGCCGAGCCCGCCCCCCACGTTTGGGCGAAGTCATCGGGAACCGCGAACGTCCGGTGCGACCGGTGTGAGTTGACCTTGCTGGAACTGGCCGCCCGCCGAGATCGCACAGGCGCGAACCCGCTGCACTGCACCGGGCGCGCGTCTTCCCCTGGAGCGGCCGAAAGGAAGCCATGAGCGAGCGGAGGGACGCGAGGATGCGAATGCTCAAGAGGATCGCCGCCGGATACCGCCCCACGGTGGGCGACCGCAACATCGTAGCCTCGCTTCGCAGGGACAACCTCGTCGCGCTGGAGGCTGGGCCGGGACCCCTCGCCTCGTACCGGGTGACGCTGGCAGGACGCGCTCGGCTAGGAGCGAAGATCATTCCCACACCGAGAGGGGGCTGACCGTGAGCGAGCCGCTACCGATGTCCGGAATGGAACTGGACCTGTTCAACGCCGAGGCCGCCCTCGCCGCCGTGACGAAGGAGCGGGACGAGGTCAAGGCAGCGTTCGGGCTCATGGCGGGAGGTGTGGGCCTCACCCTCGGGCAGGAAGCCGCCCGGTGGGTGGAGCGCGCAGGCGCCGCCGAGGCCGCCCTCGCCGCCGCAGTAGAGCGCGCAGAGCGAGCGGAGAAGGGCTGGCGATGCTTCCACTGCACTGAGTTTTTCACGACAGAGCAGGCCGCCCGTGAGCACTTCGGCGCCGACATGGAGGACGAAGGCCCGGGGTGTGTGGATCAGCTACGGACGGACGAGGTCGAGCGGCTGCGCGAGGTGCGGGTAGCCCGCGAGGAGTGGGCTAAGGCACGTCGCGAGGTCGAGGATGCCGACGAGAAGCTCGGCCTGCTGGCCACGTACGAGTCGGAGATCGGCAGGTACTTCGGCAACGTGGGCGGCGTGCGGGCCTCGACCCCTCACCAGGCGTGGCTTCGATTCGAGGCAGAGCAGGGGCGCGCTGAAGCCGCCGAGTCCCGCGCGGAGGTGCTGGCAGGCGCGCTGCGGGTGATCGCCGAGGGGCCCTGTATGGACTTTCACGAAAACGGGGGCATTCTCTGTTCGCAAGACGTCCCCAGCCTGCCAGTGCTCTGGTGTTGGACCTGTTTCGCCCGCCGCGCCCTGGCTCCTCCCGCCGCAGCCCCGGGGGTGAAGAAGTGATCCACGAGAGCGCCAGAGAGTACGCGATTCGCAGGATCAGCGAAGCGTGTGCTGAGTGGTACGAGAAGAGGGGCGGATTCTCCCCCAAGCTCGAAGTGCTCCCCCGGTGGCAGCAGGCCATCGTGAAGGAGACGGTGAGTCTACAGCTCGTCTTCGAGCACGACATGGAGATCAGGTTCAACATCTACAGAGGCGGGCCATGAAGATCAAGGTTCAACTGACGTGTTACTTCTGCCAGGCTCGATTGAACTACCAGATCGATAACCCATCTGATCGAGGGTCTATCGAAGAGACGAGACAGCACATGATGAAGGCCATGAAGCAACACAACTGCCAGACCATCGCCAAGCCCATCTCGTTTTTCACCGAAGAGGTGGTTCCTTGACGATCAAAGAGCGTATCGAAGCGGACATCCGGGCTAAGCTCCTATCTATGAGTGAAGCCGAGGCGGTGAAGCTGCTGCGAGTTGCGAGGCTCTCCCTGCACGCGCAAATTCACACCAAGCTCTGCCGGCCTGGCTACTGCCTCCGGACTTGCAGGGAGTTGGTGAAGGAGCTAGAGTCCGACCCTTAGCAGCTCGGGCCAGTAGCGCCGGCCCGGTCCAACCGCTCTCGCCCCGGCAGCGGGCTGCAAAGCCGGGGCTTCTCCTTCTTGGACAAGGAGCCCCGTCTTGGCTTACCTGAAGTATCGACCTACAGTAAAGACACCACCTCCCTCTGACGAGAGGATGTCGAAGGCGAAGCGGTGGACAGTCTGGACTGCCAGGCAGATCGAGGGGAAGAAGAAGCCGAGCAAGGTCCCTGCGAGTAGCCCTACTGATCCATCAACTTGGACAACGTACAACGCGGCGCGAGCCACCCTAGATGATCCGAAGATTGCAGGAGTGGGCTACGAGATGTTCGGAGCTTCAGGGATCATCGGGATTGATCTAGACAACTGCGTTTTAGATGATGGAGCAAAGACAGCCCCGGCGCAGCAGCTCCTAGCCCTCCTTGAGCGAGGGCGTTTTTATGTGGAGATCAGTCCTGGCGGTAACGGCTTGAGGATTTTTGCCAGAAGCGTGCCGCTTCCGTACCATGACTTCACGAACCACGAGACCGGCGTCGAGGTGTACAGCGGGGAGAGCGGCCGATTCCTCGCGTTCACCGGCGCGCTGTGTCCACCCGGTGTGAACAGCGGAGAATTCGATGATCTACCCGTAGAAGCGGTGACGTGGCTCGGCAAGCACGCCTCAAAGTGGAAGCAGGGAGCTGCGCGAGTTGATGGGGTGACAAGGGTCCAAAGCCCAGAGGTGCCGCTGCCGGAACTGGATCGCAGAGAGGACTGGGAAGCTCTCCACCCCGGAGCCCTCGCCAAGCTCGGAGCGGTTCACCGGAGGCTACTCAGAGACGGAGCGGTGGGGGACAAATACGCGAGCGCGTCGGAGCACCTGTTTGCCGTTGAACAAGCTCTGGTGAAGCATTTAAAGCCCGCTCAGGCTTACCAAATCCTGATCAGCGCAAACGGGTCCTGGGGTGTGGCACTAGAACACCGGGAGGGGAGCTATGAGAAGGCGAAACGGTTCATCTGGGATGATCTTCAGAGGGCCGCAGCATCGAAGGATAAGTACGATGCAGAGAAAGCCGTAGCGGGTACAGAGTGGAAGGAGTGCGACATCATCGTAGAGATGGGCGAGAACGGGGCGCGGGCGAAGTTTCTCCAGCTCAACATGATCAACGCGTTGCAGAGACACCCCGCCTGGATGAATCGGCTAGCGTACAACACGTTCGACGGGCGCGTAACTGTTGATCGTCGTGAGTCTACCGTTCGAAACTTAGCCGAGATGTCTGCCTGGATGTGTGAGTTCCTTCACTGGCATGAGCCGCCCCGGGTGATGTTCGAAGAAGCGGTCATCGAGGCTGCCAGGACTCGGCCTTGGAACCCCATGGAGGAGGAGCTGCGAGGGTACGTTTGGGACGGCCAGGACAGGCTGCCTGGGCTGGTGAACGCTATGGTGGATAGCCCCACCGCCCTGGACCTAGACCTGCTTCGAAAGTGGCTCATCAGCTACGTAGCTCGGGGCATCAACCCGGGCTGTGAGGTCCACACCGTGCTCGCGCTGCGAGAGCAGGACGGGGGAGGGTTCAAAACCAAGTTCTGCAAGGTGATGGCTGGTGGAAGTGATCGGTACAGCGATTCGTCCGGATTCGGATCAGACAAAGACTCCTCCATGCTGCGGGTGGGGATGAGGGTTATCGAGCTTGGTGAAGGTGTTGCGGTGAAGCGGTCTGATCGGTTCGACCTGAAGCGCGACATCACCAAGACGGAGGATTATTTTCGAGCCCCATGGGGCCGAGTCACTGAGCGCCGCTTGCGGGGGTTTGTTTATGTACTCACTACCAACGAAGAGGCTTTCCTGAGATCAGATCAGGACGGGCTCCGCAGGATTTGGCCTATCAACGCCAAGCCGATCATCAACATCGAATGGGTAGAGGCTAACCGGACTCAACTGCTAGCTCAAGCCGTGGCGTTGTACGACGCCCACACCCCGTGGTGGTATGACAAAGGAGCTGAGCCTGATGAATTGTTGGTGCGCCAGGGGACGGCGGTGCAGGCGGATCAGATGGATGAACCGTTGAAAGATTTGGTTCATGATCCTGATTTCAAGAAGAAAGGATACATCCAGTTTTCCGAAGTGTGCCGGTACGTCGAATCGCACCAGGGGAGGAGCCTCAACACGTTTGACCGGCAGCATCTCATGACCCTGATGTCGAAGCATGAGTTCAAGAACCTAAGGATCAGAGTCGGAGGTAGGACTGCTAGTGGAAGTACCCAAATCAGGGCATGGGTTCACCCCAAATGGGACGAAATTGACGGGTTTGGGACACCCGAAGACGGTGGTGAGCCAGAGGGGGGCGGCTCGGGTTTCCTCAACTAATAACGTGGGTTTAACCCCCCTGAGACACCTGAGACACCCTTTTCTTTAATAGATAATAAATAAAGGTAGGAGGGGTAGGGGGGCACAGGGTGTGGCTAAGCAACTATAGGAGTAGGGGTGTCTCAGCGTCTCAGGTGCGTTGTTTTGAGCGGGTTTGGCTGGGAGAGTAAGGGGAGAAGTGAGTCACCCCCCCGTCTTGAGGGGCTGACTCAGCTTAAAAGGGTCCTCCCGGTGCTTTGCGCGCGGAAACGGGTGTGATACAGAGATCAGATGAGCTTAAAACCGTTGCAGATCGCCTTTATTGATGCGTACTTCGCCTGTGGGTTCAATGCCACAGAGGCGATGATCCGTGTGAAGCCTGACCTGGCGCGCAGCTCTGCGAGCTGCCAGGGCTCCATGATGGTGCGTGAAGCGGTGGTGCGAGAGGAGATCGAGCGCAAGCTGGCAGCCTGGAGGGCCCAGCACCGCTTCACGGTGGAGGAAATCAAGGACCATCTCAGTGACTCCATGCGTGTGGAGGTGATGGACTTCTACGACGAGAACGGGAACCTGCTCCCCTTCCACGAGATGCCGCCGCACGCCAGGGCACAGATCAAGAGTGTGACCACGGAAGAGAACATCCTGGGCTACGCCACCAAGAAGAAGTTGGAGCTGTACGACAAGACGAAGCAGATGGAGCTGCTAGGCAAGGCGTTGAAGATGTTCAGCGAGAAGCTGGAAGTGGACCTGAATGTGAAGAAGATCAACAGCATCATCGACCTCGGTGCAGGGACAGGAGAGGGAGAATGAAAATCTACGTGGCAGGGCCGTACAGCGCAGATCCAGCGGTCTGCACTCAAGCGGCAATCGTGGTGGCGGATTTGGTGATCGAGGCTGGGCATGAGCCGTTCATTCCTCATCTGTACTATCACGTCGAGAAGTTCCGTTCTCGGCACTACGAGGTGTGGATGAAGATCGACCTGGCTTTCCTGGGCGTGTGTGATCTGGTGGTCCGGATGCCCGGTCATTCTCCGGGTGCGGATCGAGAAGTGGAGGCTGCCGAGCGGCTGAACATCCCGGTCATGAGCCTGCACGCTTTCACCGAGAGGTTCCTATGAGCCAGATCGAAGCCTTGCGGATGGAGCTGGACGACACCCGGCGGATGCTGCGGGATGCGTTGAACGCGAATCAGGGGCTCGAAGCAGAGATCAAGGAGCTGAACAAGCGCATCCGCAGGGCGCGGAGTGCGCTGTCCCCGGCAACAGGCGGGTGCGAGGTGCCGCTGTGAGCCTCGACCTCAAGGTAGCGGACGCCCAGCAAGCCTTCATGAATGGGCTGGCCGAGAAGATCCAGACAACCTCGATGCATCCCAGCGAGGCGGTGATCTGGGCTACCGGGCGGCTGCTGGCGCTGGCGATGGGCAGCACCAACGAGATCCTGAAGGTGATCGCTGAGCAACCTGACATGCCGGCCGTGGAAGTGGAGAACGCCAAGCTGCTGGTGCAGGCCATGCGCGGCTTCTGCTCCGTCTTCCAAGACGACATCACCCGCTACATGAACATCTCGGTGCTGGTGAAATGAGCCAAGACGAGATCACACTGAGGTTCAAGCCAGAGCACACGGTGGCGAGCTTCATGCTCTCCAACCTACGTGATCGATTGATCAACGGCCCCGTGGGCTCGGGCAAGTCGTCAGGGTGCTGTGTCGAGATCAGACGCAGGGCCGAAGAAACACCCAAGGGCAGCGATGGGGTGCGGCGGTCCCGCTGGGCGGTGGTCCGTAACACCTACCGAGAGCTTGAAGATACCACGATCAAGACGTTCAAGGAGTGGGTGCCAGAGCCGTACTTCGGCAGGTGGCACGCATCGGATCACATCTTCGAGCTGTGTTTCGAGACGGACAACGGGATGGTGCGGGGCGAGGTGCTGTTCCGCGCTCTCGATCGTCCGGATGATGTGAAGAAGCTGCTGAGCCTTGAGCTGACCGGGTGCTACTTCAACGAGATGAGGGAGATCCCTCGGGTCATCTATACCACGATGAGGACGAGGGTGGGGCGGTACCCAAGGCGCGATGAGGTGCCGACGTACTGGTCAGGCTGCTTCGGAGACACCAACCCTCCGGACGAGGATCACTGGATCTACAAAGTCTTCGAAGAAGAGCGTCCGGAGGGTTACCGCATCTGGAAGCAGCCCGGTGGTCGCACCGCGGCGGCAGAGAACGTGTGGAACCTCGATCGTTGCTGGAGAGATCCTCACGAGAACCTGATGAGCGACGAAGCAAAGGCCGAGAGCCGGGCGGGGGCGGACAGGAAGATCGCAGCGGGTGTTCATCAGCGACCATGCGTTTGTTACTACCCTGTGCTGTGCCAGGGGGCCACGCCTGACTTCATCAACGTCATGGTGGACGGCAACTATGGCTTCTTGAAGCCGGGCAAGCCGATCTATCCGGAGTATCAAGACGCCATCCACACGGCGAAGGAGCCGATCCCGATCCTAGCCAGTGCTCGGAAGATCCTGTGCGGGCAGGACTACGGGCTGACGCCGGCAGGGGTGTGGGTGCAGCAGGATCCGGCTGACGGGCAGTATCAGGTGGTGGACGAATTCGTGTCGGAGCGGCTCGGGGCGGTGTACTTCGGGGAGGAGCTGGCTCGGATCGCCAAGACGGAGTTCCGGGGCAAGGCCATCGAGGGTTGGGGTGATCCCGCCGGCATGGCAGGCTCTTCAGTGGATGAGCACCTGACCCCGATCCTCGTAGTGAGCAACGCGGGGGTGCAGACGACGGCTGCCCCCACCAATGATCCGACCAAGAGACGGGAGGCGGTGGCGAAGCTCTTGACTCGGCTCACCATGCTAGGCCGTCCTGCTTTAGTGGTCTCTCCGAAATGCCGGACGCTACGCAAAGCGATGAACGGAGCTTACTGCTACGAGCGGCTGAAGGTGTCCGGTGCTGATCGTTTCAGGGACTCTCCGCTGAAGAACGAGTACAGCCACGTAGCAGAAGCCCTTCAGTACGCGATGGTGGGAGCTGGCGAAGACCTGTCGATCATTGCCAGTGAAGATCCGGATGTGGATGATTTGGTGATCGTCACCAAGTTAGCAGGCGGCGGCACAAGAACCAGCAAACGGAGGTGATATCCATGGCGCTCTTGTCGGAGAGGGAGTTCTTGACCCTGCGGCGGCAGTACCGCACGCAGAAGACCCAGCGATCGAGCATCGAGACCACCTGGGACGAGATCGACTACTACACCGGGCCGATCAAGGAGTCCAACAACCAGGCCGGCAAGAGCGGGACGAGCGGTGCTGAGCAGCAAGAGCGTCGCTCTGATGTGTGGGACCTGACCGCCATCGACGGGCGGGAGAAGCTGGCGGCTTCCATGCAGGGGGCCATCACCAACCCAGCGATCAGGTGGTCCCACATCATCTACCGCAACGCCAAGCTCAACGAAGACGTGGAGAGCCGCACCTGGCTGGACGAGGAGTCGGAGAACGCCTGGAACGACATCCAAGACTCCGACTTCAACACCGAGATCGGGTCGGCGTACTACGAGCTGGCGGGGCCGGGGCACACCTTCATGGCGATCGAGCCCCTCGAAGGCTACGTGGACCCCAAGACCTCGGTGGAGGGCTGGGGCGGGGTCGATCTCACCTGCATCCCGCTGAAGGAAGGGTACTTCACTCAGGACCGGAAGGGAGCGATCAAGGTCTTCTGGCGTCGGCTGATGTGGGCCCCCACTCAGATCGATGACTTCATGGTGTCGAAGGGCTGGGAGTGCCCGGAGTGGATCGAGAAGCTGATCGAATCGGGCAGCGAAGAGAAGATCGAGGTGGTGTTCTGCGTATTTCCTAGAGAGAAGATCCTCAAGCGCCGCCCCAGGTACCCGGCGGCACCGGATCAACGCCCGTGGGGCTGCATCTACTGGATCGAGAACAAGGACGCCGGCAACGTGAAGCTGGGCGAGGAAGGCGGCTACTAC